GAGGGGAAGCACATCACCAAATGTGATGGAGCTGATGACACGGCTATTGAAGGAGCGAAGGGTGCATTAAGTGATGCTCTTAAACGTGCCGCCGTGCAATTTGGTATAGGTCGATACCTGTACCACCCTGCCGCCTTTGATGCGAACCGTAAGCCAGTTATGTGGGCAACCCCAGAGGGTTATGATAAACTTATGGCAGTGCGTGAGGGAAAAGAAATAGAACAATTTAAAAAGGAGCTGGGTGATGGCTGAGTTTAAAACCCCATTGGGATTGGAAGTATTCAAGCAGAAGTATGCCGCAAACCAGTACGAGAGTTGGTCAGACAGGGCGCACGTTATTGTTAATAGCGTGTGCGGTGACCATGATGGTACTAAGAACAACCTGCTGAGTAAGGATGATCGAGATCAGTTGGTGCGGTATATTGAAGACTTCCTGTTTCTACCGGGGGGCAGATACATCTATTATGGTGGCCGCAGGGCTAGGATGTATAACAACTGCTACTTATTCAAAGCCGAACATGACACTAGGGAAGAGTGGGGAGAACTCTGGAAGGACATTGGCACCAGTCTAATGACGGGGGGTGGTATAGGGGTAGACGTATCCGCGTTTCGCCCATCAGGCCGAACGCTAGGGCGCACAGGGGGTGTTTCCTCTGGTCCCATACCATTCCTGTATGCTACCAATGAGGTGGGGAGACAGGTCATGCAGGGTGGGTCAAGACGATCCGCCATGTATGGCTCCCTCAACTGGATGCACGAAGATGCTGAACATTTCCTGACCATAAAGAACTGGCATAATATGCCGGTTCCCGGTTCGGATATATCTATGGCTGAGGCCAAGAAGGCAGACTTCAACTTCCCCTGTCCACTTGATATGATGAACATATCTCTGAACTATGACGATGCGTGGCTGAAAGACCCAATGACTGAGACATTCCACACCAATGTTAAGCAAGCGCTGATGACAGGTGAGCCGGGATTCTCTTTCAACTTTGGGGAGAAGCAGGGGGAAACTTTGCGTAATGCTTGTACAGAAATAACAAGTTTTTCCTCGCAAGATGTGTGTAACATAGGCAGTATAAACATGGCGAACATAGACACTTCAGAGGACTTCAAGGATGTTGTCCATCTGGCATCTAAGTTCTTAGTCTGTGGTTTGATTAGAGCTGAAGTACCATCCAAAAAAATTGAGGTGGTGCGGCAACAGAACAGCAGGATAGGTCTTGGCCTGATGGGGATGCACGAATGGTTGCTCAAGCGTAACTACAGGTATGAAATGAACCGCGACCTTATGAGGTGGTTATCAATTTATGAAACGGAATCTGAAAAAGCGGCCAATGAACACTGTGATCGACTCTTTCTCAATAGACCAAAGGGATATAGAGCGATTGCCCCAACAGGAACAATCTCAATATTATGCGGAACCTCCAGCGGTTTGGAAATCATACCGGCTGTGGCGTACAAAAGGCGGTATCTGGTGGATGGAACAAAGTGGAAGTACCAATTCGCAGTTGATGGGACAGCCCAAGCGCTTATTGATGAGGGAGTTAAGCCGGAAAATATAGAGACAGCGTTTGACTTAGCCACTGACCCTGAGCGCAGGATAAAGTTCCAGAGGGATGTGCAAAGGTACGTTGACCACGCTATAAGCTCCACAATAAACCTACCCGCATGGGGGACAGAACTAAACAACGAGGATAAGGTTCCTGAGTTTGCAAAGATGATTCAGAAATATGCTACGGGCCTGAGAGGACTGACATTCTATCCGGATGGGTCTAGGGGTGGTCAGCCTATTGTGCCAGTTCCTTATGAAGAGGCGGCAAGCAAGCGTGGTGTTATCTTTGAAGACAACACAGAATCTCAATGTAGAACTGGTGTATGTGGGATATAACTGTGCATAAAAATAAAGAAGATAAAGCGTCTTACGATGTGGAGTATAACAAAAGACCCTATGTTATTGAGAAGGCGAAAAAACGAACTGAGTCTGGAGCATACAAGGAATATTGGAACAGGCCAGAGGTTAGGGAAAGGAACCGTGCAAGATATAGAACTGAGGAGTACAAGAGTAAGAACGCAGAAAGATGTGGAACTGAAGAGTACAAGATGAAGGCCAGATGGTCTTATATTATGAGGAACTACGGACTATCTAAGGAAGATTTTGAAAGTATGCTTGAGGAGCAACAAAATAAATGTGCTATATGTGGGTTTGAATTTCACGATGAGGGCAAATCAACTAGACCGCACATAGATCATTGCCATGACTCTGGCGATGTTCGGGGCTTACTATGCAATAATTGTAATACTGGTCTAGGCCAGTTCAAAGATAATCCCAGTTTACTACAATCAGCAATCGAGTATTTACAATGATAGAAAAGAACAAACGATGGGTTGAGAAGAGGTATACTAATTGGGTAGCTACCCTACCCTGTGCTAGCTGTGGTCTTGATGACGAGACTACAGTGGCGCACCACCTGAAGCACAGACACTCGCCGCATGGTGGCGGGGGTATTGGAATGAAGGCTAACGATTTTCTGACGATGCCCCTGTGCTTTAGCTGTCACGACAGGGCGCACAATGGTGATGCAGATGTGCTTGATTGGCAAGCTGATCACATATTTAAAACATTGACAACGGCTTTTAACTCAGGCATAATTGGTTATGTGGGTGAGGGTTCTGTATTGGAGCTGTTCCTACAGAAAGGAACACTTCCGAATCAACCCGGAACTAATAAAGAGTGGAGAAAGACTAAACTATTTGGAGAGGACTTAGATGATTGATTCAATAGAAATGGGCGATGCCTTAGATGCAATAGAGGAGTATGCCCCGCAGTACGCCAAGGCTAAGGGCGATAGGGTCCACCTTGACGACTACCGTAAGGTACAGCTTGCTATCTTATATCAAGAGGCAGTAGGCAAAACCGTAGCGGATAAAGAGAACTGGTGCAGGGCGCATCCTGACTATATAACCGTGATCAAGGGTCATGGCAATGCAGTGGAAGAGGAAGCGGCTCTGTACTGGAAGCTGAAGTTAGCAGAGACACAGATAGAAGTATGGCGCACCATTCAGGCTACACGCAGAGCGGAAGCGAAAATATTATGAATTCAAATGATCCCTCATTGATGTATACGGAGGAGGAAATGATAGCGGAAGATGAAGCCGCTCAACTACTTCATCACAATAACATGGAGGCCAACGTGGCTTACGAAATAGAAGAAGGTCAAGTATCTGTATTTGTAAATGATAAAGATGGTAATGATAAACGTCCAGACTACACAGGCAAAGGTCTGTTCAATGGTCAGGAGTTTCAGATCAGTTTGTGGAAGACCACCTCTAAGAATGGCTTGGATTATATGAGCGGTAAAATCCAGAAGCCGTACAATGGTGGAAGCTCATCCTACTCTGACGTATCTGCGTCAATGGATGACGTACCTTTCTGATGGTGATTACCTATCCGGATGGAGAAGCCGTCGAGTTGCTGTTTGACCGGCGGCTTCACTCTTACAAGGTGGGGGAGGATATAGTACCCAGCGCCACTAAGGTGTTGAATGTTATATCCAAACCCGCGCTTGTTCCTTGGGCTTTGAAGGTTGGCGTGGGCTGGCTGGAGAAAAACATCTTCCATGATGAGGAGTCATCATCTAGTAAGACCAATATTTATAAGTCTAAAATTGGTCTGGATGGAATAGTTAAAGGTATTAAATCGGCTTACCGTAGTAAGTCTACTGACGCCCTTAACATAGGGACAATCACCCATGATTGGGTTGAGAGTGCCATTAACTGGAAGCTACATGGTGGGGAGATACCGACCCTTCCAAAGCAGGAGGAGGCTCAGAATTCCATAGAGGCATTCAAGAGCTGGGTGAGTGAGAACACGGTGGAGTGGTTGTCTTCAGAGGAGAAGTTGTACAACCGGCAATATAAATACGCCGGGACTGTTGACGCTAGGGCCAACATCAACGGTGAGTATTGCGTGATAGATTGGAAGACATCGAAAGCTGTCTACCCTGAATACCACCTACAGGTTGCGGCATATGCTAAGGCCGCTGAGGATGTGCATGGAACCCCGGTGGATGCAACCTATATACTGAGGTGCGACAAGGCTACTGGGAAATTCGAGGCTGTTAGGTCAACAGAGATAGAGGAAAACTTTCAGGCATTCTTGGGCGCTCTCACTCTACACAGGCGGCTTAAGGCTATACGGTGAGCGATGTATCATTAACCACCATCATGCTGTTTCATTTTGAGGCGGCTATGCAGATGATGGATGAAATTTTAACACATGAACTGGTGAACCCAGATGAACTATATGAAATATTGGAGTATAAAGAGAAGGCTTCTGAGAGCATACAAGAGGAAAGGCTTTGGAAGATGTTGCAAGGTTTTCTTATTAGAGCGAACCGGCTACCGGCTGACGTTATCCCGTTTTCGCCGGAGCTAAGGGGGCCAGATGTCCAAAAAGATAATCCTAAATAGCGCGGAGCAGATTGTTTGTAAGCAATTGGCTTTGATGAGGTATGAGATTGCCAGAGCGGTTGACAGGAAGGACCAGCAAATAGGTGACCAACCCTCTTGGCAAACAGATGAGGATGGTATCGGGGGGGAGATAGCGGCTAGTCGTTTATTAAATGTATACCCCAGTTTAATCCTAAAGCCTGATGCTGGCTGGGATGTGATGTATAAGGGGAAAAAGATAGATGTAAAAACAACCCGATATAAGAATGGGAGATTGCTGGCTAAATTAAACGCTAGAGATGATGAGGTAGATGCTTACCTTCTGGTTACTGGTGTATTCCCAGAGTACAGTGTTATAGGTTATGCCTCAAAGGATTCTTTATTATCTAAAGATAATATAATAGATTTGGGTCATGGTCGAGGGTATGGTCTATCCCAAGACAGGTTAATCCCAATAGAAAAGTTAATTGATTAACCCATCCAGAGAACAGGAGGAGGAGTGGGCGCGTGACAGGCGCTACCACTTTGCTAGGTCATGCTGGGTGCGTAAGAATAAAATAGCCCCAAAGAGTAAACTCACTTGGGGCGAGGTGTTTCAGCGCAATGAGGGGATTAGCTTACATCAGTACGCGAATTTAAAAATGAAAGAGAAGTTACACAGCCGGTAGGGAAACAGGTAACTGAATACCCTATCGGCTTTTCTTTTTTCTTATGCTCCTCAAGAGCATCATCAAAATCCAAGGTGTTTGAAATCTTTATCACCTTATCGTCTTGGTACTCAAGCCAGCCGACTGAATAGAAGGTGGGTAGGTGACAGTCTTCAGCTACCATCCACCCGTCATCTGATATTATGTCAACCCATTCTACGAGAACAAGGTTCTTGCCTTTTGCTTTTTCCCATGCGTTGTCAAGGGACCGGGGAGTATCCACCCCAGTAGCATTGGAACTACAAAGATTAAGACTAGCAACCATCCACCCATCTCCACAAGTTTACCAAGTAGCGTAAAGAAATTATCAGGCGCACATTCAATCATGCCCTGCTCCGTCTGCAAAACTGTACCCTTCTTGGGTGTCTTCACCTCCGTCACCACATCCGCCACAAAGGCACCGGCTGTGGCTCCCGCTATCGGCGCAATCGCAGCCGAACTCAATACAGTCCCCGCAAGCGCACCGCCCCCCGCTGCTAGGGAGGTAATCCCTGCTTTCTTTAGTGTCGTGCATCCAGCTATACAGCAGGCGGCGAGGACCACCAGCCAGATACCCAGCCTACTACGGCGATGACTACGAGTACACCTACGCACACCATAAACTTCTTTCTTTTTCCTAATGCTTTCCATTTTTCCATGTTGTCTCCTCTAAGAACATATTTCGTTTAACAATATACAATTTGCTAGTAGTGCGGAACCTAATGATATTCCAAGAATCAGAGTTATCATTAGCACCGCGAACCAACCATCCCTCACTTATGACAGTTCTTCATTAAGTTTATGAACTTCATCCGATACCTTGGAAGTAAATATAAAAGGTAACAATCCATGAACCAAGGCAGTCAATGACAAAAGAAATAACTTCAAGGCAAGTCCCCACGCAAAAAGTAGATGCCGACCCCACGATAAATTTATATCCTTTAGATGACTCATAATACTTTCGCTACCACGATGTTCCCTTCTTTGTTCGTCTTTAATTCTACGGTACGCTTCTCGCAAGTGAATCGGGTTTTCCCAGATGCCGTGTCTTTCCAGCCATTTCTCTTCAGAGTACGTTTCATGCTTAGACATCCAGACATCCCCATTTCTTCCCATTGACCATTACTGGGGTTCTCCCAATGACCCATATATTCTTTTACATTATCATTCATATACAACAATAATACAAACATGACTTCCATTAGTGTGCTGCTCCATTTCCAAATTTTATCTGTGCTACCTTATCTTTGAGTATCTCCACCTTGGACTCCAGCGCTTCTATTCGCTGTCGGTAGAAGTCAAGAGTAAGTGCCTGTTGCCTGTCAAACGGGGCATTGCCGTCCTCAATATTCTTTAGCAGCTTTTCAAACTCACCAGATAAATGTTCTATCAACATAAACTGCTCTGCATCAGCCGGAAGCGATCCTAAAGTTCCTCTGGGCCACTCAAGAGTGAAGGTCGAGTTCTTTGTTACATCTGCTGACATGAGGATCTGATTAGTTTCTACTACGTTAAGCCTCTCAAGTACCCCAAAGTAACCCCACGCTCCCACACATACTGCACCTATCAAGCCAATGAGGTTCCTTACAGGCATACCTACATTTGTCTTATCGCTTAGCGCAACAACATCATCCACCACTGCTTAACCACCTTGTGAATAGTGAACCTCCTATACCTGATAGCCCTACAGTAGCCAAGACAACACCAATGCCTATACCTCTTGTGCGTTCTAACTGCTGATCCAGCTTATCCAGCCTGTCGTTCTGCTCCCTTACCATAGTCTCAAGACTATCGACCTTCTGGATTAGTTTTCCAATCTCAAGATCGCTAACCTCGCTCATAATTCGTCCCCTAAAACATCTTCATGCCTGTCTGATCTGTTTGCTGTCCTGTCATCAGACCAGAGTACCGGGCCACCTGAGAATATGAGGCAAGCGGTATTATCCCTTACCCCTATTAGGCTGAATGTTCCATCTTCTCCACTGTCTACAGTTAGATATATGTCTACCGCACCTCTGGATTTC